TTACAACCAAAGTAATGGTCAGCATCTCGTCTACCATTCTCAGATGCTTTAACTTGAGCAGCTTTTCTATTAAAGATACCACGTTCACCTGACTTAGATTCGTATAAGGATGTCCATTCTCGCATGAATGTACCCATCTCAGGCTTGCCTTTAAATGCTACAGAGTTATTAGCTAATGATCTTTGACCTTCATTCTCCCACCATTGACCTGACTTAGCATGTCTCATTTGGTCATCACCTAAGTTAGACAGTGATATAAGAGCAGAACGTCTGACCCCACCTACAACTACAACTTCACCAATCTTGCACATCAAGTCGTGACACTCAATAGGAAACAATCTTCTGCCTTTAGCACCCTTAAATTTGTCTATACAAAATCTAAATAACTCTTCTAGTGGTGCAGGTCCTGATGCTCTACCACCAAATGTCTTGAGCCTTGCACCTGCTGGTCTCACTTCAGATGTATCCCAAGTTGGTATCTGTCCTGCATAAAGCATGGCAATTAACTCACGTAATGCTTTTGACCAACCCGGTCTGCTATCACCTACTTTAATTATAGTAGAGGAGTTCTCAAAGTGTTCGTTCACAACAGGTAGCTTATCAACATTCTCACGTTCAACAGAGAAACCTACACCTGTACCACACATAAGTATGTACATACATTCATCAAATGAACGTGGACTATCTACAGGTATGTAACTACAGTTGTAGCCACCTACATGACATCTATCTAACGCAGGTCCTGATGTCATCAAGGCTCTCATACTAGGCATAATACCTAGAGACATTATTTGGTCTGTTAATTTCTCTTTAAGAGCTTTTGTAACAGTATAGGAATGATTATTTTTAAGATGGTTGCTCATATAGTCAAAGTACCTATCTACAGTCTCACTCCAATTCTCTCTGCGTTGTTCATCTTCTTTCCACCTTGCATAGCGAGAGAGTGCTATGAAGTTCTGATAATCAGTCGGTAAGTAATTTCGTATCATTTATGTCTCCTGTAAAGTTCTAATATTTTTTATTTTAACACCACCTATATCATATATAAATTCTGTCATACTTGTCTCTAATTCCTCTGCTACATTTTGATCGGCAGGTATAGGATATTCTTCTTCGTCTACATGTAAAGTTAACATCATTTTAACTTTTATCATCGTAGACCTCGATTAATTTATTGAGATACCATTGTGCTTTCTTTAAATCTTCAACACCATTCTTATACCTGTATCTCCATAGGTATTTAACTATGTTACCTTGTAGGTAATAATCAAACCCATTATTTAACATAGCTTCTAAAGCATCAATAGTCTCAATGCCTGCTTTATTGTAATGCTCAGGACTATTAACCATATCCTTTTTAGCTTCCTCATTCATTCTTCTTGCCATATAATCACCGTACCTTTCCATTATGCTTTCCCTTTAGTTTCTTTAGTAAACGATAGGTGTACTATATTATCTTCTCCGTGGACAATGTCAACCTTTTTATTATCATAATCAAGTGTATATTCATCTTTTTCATTAACAAACTCTTCTAGTCTATCAGCTAATTCATAATCTTGTTCCATTAAAGCCACAGTACTCGCTGTAAGTTGGCATAAATGCAATAAGTCATTCCTAGATTCTGTGTCCATAGGGTTATTACGTGATGTCAATATATTGACTTCTACTTGTCCTGTCCATTTATTGTCTTTTGTTAAGTTAGGTTGTAGTTCTATGTAACAACACTCAGGTCTTCTGTCAAACATATTTTTTAGCATTATATTATCTCCTTATTTTTTTACCTAAAAACTTTATGAATTTAGGGTGCTTGTTTTTTCCTTTTTCTTTTAACCAATCTTCAGGTATGATCCTGTCATAGTATCTAAAACCATGCTTTATACACCATTCCCCATAAGTTGATTTTGCTCCTTTACTTAATTTACTCCTACTATTGGTGAAAACAAACCTAATGTCAAGACTTGGTTGTTGTTTTTTTATACATAGGTGTTTTTTTCTATCTGCTGTTAGAAATCTACCTTTAGTTTCTATTATTATTCCATTCTTTAATATAAAGTCAGGGGTATAGGTGCGATAAGTTAAGTCTTCCCACTCTATCTTAATGCTCTCATATTCATACTTATGCTTTAGCAGTTTAAGATATTCAGAAATCTTATGTTCTAATCCACTCCTATACCCATGTTTTAAGGCTTCTCTACGTACCTTGTGAGGAGACACCTAGAAGTTTCGCCACGTTATGCCTGTAAAAGGGTTATATGCAGGTGTATAACCTAAGTTCTTTAACTCTTCTTTTACAGCTTCGTCAGCTACCTTTCTTGCTTCCATAGCATCACGCAAACCTGCTGTACGCATTTCACGATACTCTTTTTTTGCTTCAGCTAATTGCTTTTCCATTTCTTCAATATTAGCTTTTAATTCGTCAAGTGTTTTACTCATTTATATACTCCTTTCTTAACTCAACATATGACACAATTTTAGGAAACTGTGCCTTAGACATTACCGATGGTAATTCTTTTAAATTTTCCCAACAGGAGTTTTTATAATCACAGAAATTACAGGTAACTCCTAATATTTTATTACCTGTTGGTTTACCTCTAAATGTTTCTTCAATAGGCTCAAAGCAACGAGCAAACTTATTTGCATTTACTGTTTCTACTGTTGCTTTGATTTTTCTCATTTCTTCTTCTTCATTAGCATTACTAGCTGATACATACTTAAATGCACCATTAGCTTTGTTGACTACCCACCAACCACCAATCTTTTTCTTGGCAGCTTTAGCATAGCCTACTAACTGACTAACATAACCAAATGCATCTCCTTCTCTTAGGGTTTCATAGTCAACAAACTTGTTGTCGTATGACCAACCTGAAGCTGACTTAACATCATCAACTGCACCGTCTAGAACTAAATCATATGTACCTGCTATTTTGGTGTCTCCCAAGTCTAGGGTCACGTTTTCAGGTTCTTCATACTTAACTCCTGCACCTTTAAGTAAACCTTTAAATACTGCTTCAACAATATCTCCTAACATCATGTTCATCATAAAGTTATTTGGTTTACTAGATGCTTCTTCAGGTTTGTTTTTATCAAACCAAAGTTGACAGGTAGGTCTGCCTAAGTTGGACATACGCAATCGGAAGTCACCTCGTTTGACTCCCCCACCAAACTGCTTCCTAAGTGCTTCCTTTACATCGTTACCTACTTGTTCAATTACTTCCTCAGACATAGTAGATTTACCATTTATAGCATCCGTCATATATTGATGCACTAGCAGTTCAGCAGGGTGATTCATTAGGCTGCTCCTTCTTCTAATTCAACATCAATAAACTGCTCAACAGTGTCAATGTCTTCTTGAGAAGATTCTTTCTGATTAGCATAAGCCTTCTCATCCCAATCTTTATATATGTAGTCATTAAAGTTCTTGACCCAATCCATAAAATCAGAAAAAAGTTTTTGATCTTCACTACTTATATCTAAGGATTTAGTCATGTCTAACTTAGCTACAGGTGTATAGAAAGAACTACCATTTGGTAAAGGGTTTTCCTCTGTCTTGTCAAAGTAAATACTATGCTGTAGAGGTAGTCTCTGCTTCTTTGTGAACTCAGTAAACTGCTCTCCTACTGTCTTATAAGCATCCTTATTATCTATCTCCCATATAAAAGGAAGTGGTTCTAAAGAGACATCATCTCCATTTGAATCCTTTGCACCTATTAGTTGAACAGTACCAAACACAACTCTAACTCTCTTAATCTGTCGTATTAAGTCCTGCATATCAGATGGTAATGCCTTAAAGTCTTTTACATAACCTGTAGGTTTACCACAATTAAACTTACCTGTGTTATCTTTTAAATCCATATTAAGGCTGTCTGCCATAATAGTTCTTTGATAAGTTCCTTTTGGTTCACCCTGCTTGGCATTGGTATTAGCTACATATCTTCTATACATAAATCGTTGCATAAAAGGTCTGACTGACATCTCATTAGCATAATAAAATGTAGACTTGTCTCCGTCTAGTACTTCTAAACGATATGATCCACCTTCTATTATCTCAGTCTTTTTATTCTTACCATTAACTTCTTCATAACCCATTAATGGTGAGTGCCATATTCTTAACCTATTAAGATTGTTACTCTTTTTAGGTGTAGTAGTACCTTCTCCTGCAATACCCATAGCTTTAGCCATAGCATTGTAGTTATTAGTATCGATTGTCATTATTTCTGTCATTAAATTTCCTTTCTGTTTACATAAGTTCCGTAGTTATATCACGCAACATCTTTAGTGTCAAGCCAATTATCACCTATTTTTGCTTCAAGTAATAATGGCACATTAAACTCAATCTTAAACTGTCGTTCAATGATACTTTGCAGATTATTATTAAGTTTCTTAATTATATATAAAACCTGATCTACTTCTTCAGGGTGTATATCAACTACCACAGAATCATGTACAGAATTAACTATACAAGACTTGTGCGTAGATAGCAAGTTCTCCATGTGTATTAGCACTAAGGGAACTATATCAGCAGTAGCAAATGACTGTACAGGATAATTCTTTATCTGTGTAAAGTGACTAACAGTGCCATTTCTTCTTCGTTCTACATCAGGGAAAGCAAACTGTCTACCTGATGGTGTAGTAATCATTCTTTTATCTAGAGCTTCTTTAGCCAATCTGGTGTGCCATAGCTTGATACCTTGATACTTTTCTGTGAACTGTTCATAATATTTTGCTTCAGCAGACGTTCTCCCAAAGCCTGTTGCTCCATAGAGGGGTGCAAAGGTATGAGCTTTTGCTTCTTGCCTAGTAGTCTTCTGACCTGATTCCGTAATGACAGAAGCAGTGTATGCATGTACATCAAATCCATCTTCAATCTCCTTCA